ACTCTCCATCCTGGCAGATGTTGATCAACTCAAAAAATCACTTGCCCAGGGTGAAAAAGATGCCCAGGGTTTTGGCGACAAAATGGGAGATGTTGGCAAGAAGGTTGGTGCAGCATTTGCATTAGCAGCCGCCGCCGCAGCCGCCTATGCAGTCAAAATTGGCATTGATGGTGTCAAATCAGCCATTGAGGATGAAGGCGCACAATTTAGATTGGCTAACGCATTAAAGACTGCGACAGGTGCAACTGATGCCCAAATTAAAGCCACTGAGGATTACATAACTAAAACTCAATTGGCTACTGGCGTTACCGACAATGATTTGCGTGCATCATTCCAGAGATTATCAGTCAGCACCAAAGATGTTGGCAAATCACAAAGTTTGCTAAATTTAGCATTAGATGTATCTAAAGGCACTGGCAAAGATTTGGCGACAGTTACCGAAGCCCTGGCAAAAGCCTATGAAGGACAAGACACAAAATTAGCCAGGTTAGGTATTGGTCTATCAGCTGCGGATCTAAAGGCAATGGATTTCACTCAAACTCAAATTGCGTTGTCAAACCTTTATGGTGGCGCAGCATCTAAGAATGCAGAAACATTCCAGGGGCGCATTGATCGCTTAAAACAAGGATTTGATGAAGCCAAAGAATCCATTGGTTATGCGCTAATTCCAGTGCTAGAAAAAATGGTTGGATACATCTTTCAATATGGCGTGCCTATATTTAACAAATTCAAAGAGGCATGGGATACAGTCGCAGAGGCAATTGACAAAAACAAAGAAAAATTTGCAAGTTTTATTGATTTAATGACTACCTATGTTTTACCAGTATTAAAAACCATATTTGGATATTTGATTGATATAGGTGCGAAAGTAGCATCAGCAATTATTAACGCGTTTGGCACAATACTAGGCGCAGTAACACCAATCATCAATTTCATTATTGATTCAATTAACATGGTTATTCGCGGAATCAATTTAATCAAACCAGGTGCAGACATTGGTTACTTAAACAAAGTTGGTCAGCCATCATCAAATTTCACTTACAACTCAGGAAACCCTTTGGCTGGTCAAACTGCTACGACTACAACTCCAACAATTCCAACTCCAAGCGCAGGTGGATCAACTGGCACAACTACATCAAGCGGTGGATCAAGCGGTGGCGTGACAGTAACAATGCCGCCAATTATTCCGACAAATTACACACCATTTGGTCAGGCTGGTGGCAATGGCAGTGGATTTACTGGCACACCATTTGGTCAAGCACCAACAGTTACAGTCAATATGGGCGTTGTGGGCGATCCCGAAGCAGCTGCAAGATCAGTCGTTGGAATCATAAATGATTCTTATTATCGAGGCACTGGCGGTGCTGGAAATTATGCAGGTTTCTGATGAGTAACTGGAATCCAATTTGGAGAGTAACAATCAATGGCGTTGATTACACCAATGCAATTTTAGCCAATTTAACAATTACATCAGGGCGCACCAATATCTATGAGCAAGCCCAGGCTGGTTACATAAACATTCAATTAATTAACCTAGATCAATCCCCTATTGATGCGCAGATCAATCAATCAATAACAGTTGAATTGCAAGATTCAACCGCGACATTTATTCCGATATTTGGTGGCTCAATTGTGGATGTTGGAGTGTCAGTCAGCAATGCAGGCAATGTTGCATACGCACAAACAGTTTCAATTATTGCCCTGGGTGCATTGGCTAGATTACAAAAAGCATTAACTAATGGCGTATTGCCTAAAGAGCATGATGGTGATCAAATTTATCGCATTTTAAGAGGTGTTTTATTTGCTCAATGGAATGCAGTTCCAGCGGCATTAACCTGGGCAGATTTTGATCCGACAGTTACCTGGGCAACCGCATTTAACACTGGGTTGGGCGAAATAGATCGCCCAGGCAATTATGAGTTAGCAAACCGCGCATCAAATCGCACTGATGTTTATTCATTGGTTTCAGCATTGGCAACATCAGGGTTGGGATATTTGTATGAAAATGCCGAGGGGCAAATCTCCTACGCTGATTCAACTCACCGCACCAATTACCTAGCAGCTAATGGTTATGTTGATTTAAGTGCAAATGATGCATTGGCTAATTCACTCAAAATTCAAACCCGCGCAGGTGATGTGCGCAATAATTTAACTTTGAAGTATGGCTCACTTTCAACCAGTGAGGTAAGCGCAACTGATCCCGCATCAATATCTACTTATGGCAACCTGGCACAAATCATCAGCACTACACTGTTTAATGCAGCTGATGCCAATGATCAGGCAGCATTTTATTTATCATTACGCGCTAACCCACAACCAAATTTCAATTCAATTACTTATGAATTAACCAACCCTGAAATCACTGATTCTGATCGAGATAACCTGATCAACATATTCATGGGAATGCCCGTATCAATTGCAGATTTGCCATTAAACATGAACGCAGGATCATTCCAGGGCTTTGTTGAAGGCTGGACATTTAGAGCCAATTACAACCAGGTTTCAATAACCCCAACGCTTTCACCTTTGTCATATTCACTCAATGCAATGCGTTGGAATGATGTGCCAAGCGTTGAACAATGGCAAACAATTTTATCAACACTAACATGGGAAAACGCCACAATCGTGGCATAAGGAGAAAACATGAGCAATCCAACAAGCAATTTTGGCTGGCAGATGCCAACACCAACGGATTTGGTAACTAACTTACCTGCTGACTTTGAGGTCTTTGGTCAGGCGGTTGATTCAGATTTTGCCGATTTATTAGGTGGCACAACTGGTCAAGTATTAAGCAAAACATCAAACACTGATTTGGATTTCACCTGGACTTCAAATACCCAGGCAATGACATTTAATGCACAAACTGGCACGACTTATACTCTCCAAGCATCTGATGTGGGCAAATGGGTTACAACCTCAAATGGATCACCAATTGTTGTGACCATTCCACCGTCAGTTTTTGCAGCTGGTGATGTCATTAACCTGCAATCAATTGGCGTTGGTCTGACCACAATTTCTGGTGGATCAGTCACAATCACATCAACTGGCGCATCAGCAATTGCACCAATCCTGCGTGCAAGATATTCAGCATGTTCAATTGTTTGCACTGCTAGTGGTGTATTCACAATTGTTGGAGATTTGGCATAATGATATTACCTGGCATTTTGGCATCAGGTAACTACCCCAGGGTTACAAATTCATATCAATCTATTGCAACAGTAACAGTAGGTTCAGGCGGTAGTTCAACCATTACATTTAGTTCTATAGCTTCAACATGGACTCATTTACAGTTACGCACAATAGCCGCACACTCAACAAGTGAAGGTTATTTTAAAATAAGATTTAATGGTGATAGCGGTGCTAATTATTCTTGGCACGAATTACAAGGAACGGGGTCAAGTGTTTCTGCTGGTGGTGGTGGTGGTAAAACATTTGTTTTAGTCGATCAAGCCTTTGGTGCAGGTTCTTATTTTGGTGCGGCTGTTATAGATATTTTAGATTACAAAAACACTAATAAATATAAAACTGTTAGAGCATTAAGTGGCGTTGATGAAAATGGTACTGGTTATATTGTTTTTAATTCTTCTGCTTGGTACGATTTAACTGCAATATCTTCAATAGAAATTACTTTTACTTCTAGCCCAATTTCTCAATACTCATCATTCGCCTTATACGGAATTAAGGGGTAATCACAATGGCCGCAGGTTCAACATATACAAAAATAGCGACTACTACTGTTAGTGGTAGTTCAACTAATTCAATTACATTTTCAAGTATTAGTAATGGCTATACTGATTTAGTTTTAATTTGCTCAGTTCAAAACTCGGCTGCTGGTTCTGCTCTTGGTATGCAGGTTGGTAATGGGTCTGTTGATACTGCATCGAATTATAGTGTAACGGAATTGTATGGAGATGGTTCATCAGCATCATCATATAGGTTAAGTAATATAACATACACATTAAACACAGTTAATATTGCGATACCAACTACATCTGCTTTTATGCCTTTTATTATTAATTGCCAAAATTATTCTAATACAACTACTTACAAAACTTTTTTAACTAGAAGTGGCGCGGCTGGACAAGGTGTAGAAGCAATAGTTAATTTATGGAGAAGTACATCTGCAATAAATGTTATTACATTATTATTAACTGGCGCTCAGTATTTTAATGCAGGTTCAACCTTCACCTTATACGGAATAGCGGCGGCATAATGGCAAATACATATACTTTGATAGCAAGTAATACAGTAGGTAGTGGTGGTTCAGCAACTATGGCTTTTACTAGTATTCCATCAACTTACACAGATTTGAAAATTGTTATTTCAGCCCGAACAAATGCCGCTGAGTATAGGTCGGTACCAGTTTTATATTTTAATGCGGATACGACTGGTGCTAATTACTCATACAGACTTGTTTATGGAATTAGCTCAACTGCTGGTTCAGCATCAGGAACTGGAACTGGTGGTGGCTTTTTCTTTTATGTAAATGGTGCTTCAACAACTGCTTCTACTTTTTCAAATGTAGAAATATACATACCAAATTATGCAGGAAGTACTGCTAAATCAATTAGTAATGATGGCGCAGCCGAAACAAATGATGGAACTAATAATGGTTTAGCATTAAACGCTAGTCTTTGGAGCGGTACTGCTGCAATTACTACTGCAACAATTTCTTTTGCTGCAGGTTTATTTGTTGAATACTCAACCGCTTACCTATACGGAATCAAAAACTCATAAAGGAGAAAACAATGCCAACTAAACTAATAATAAACTGCGAAACTGGGGAGCAAACAGAGGTGGAATTAACTGCCGATGAAATTGCTCAGCGTGAGGCAGATGCTATTGCCTACGAGAAACAACGCCTGGCTGATGAGGAATTAGCAGCTGAGAAGGCTACAAATCGCCAATCAGCCATTGCTAAATTATCAGGCTTAGGTTTAAGTGCTGATGAAGTGGCTGCATTACTTAATTGATTAGCCAAAATGGATGGACTGCATCCCCTGATCATAAAGAAATCGGGATCGGTTCATTTGTCGTGCCTGGCACAAAAATCAAACTAAGGTGCGCTCAATCAGTCGCTCCCCTATTGGTCACATTTGCATCTGAATTTCACCAACACATAGAGCCAATTGATGAAGGTGCGCTTGATGATTGGGGTTATTGCTTTCGCAATGTTCGTGGATCATCAGACAAATTGAGCAATCATTCAAGTGGCACTGCAATTGATTTGAATGCGACAAAGCATCCATTGGGTCATGCTGGCACATTTACGCCGATGCAATCGGTGCTGATCCAGGCATTATGCAAAAAATACGGATTGACCTGGGGTGGTAATTTCAAACGCCCTGATGAAATGCATTTTGAGATTTCACTTAATCCAGCCAAATGTGCTGAGTTGATTGGAAAACTAAACCTAAAGAAAGCGGGTTAATATGAAAATGAAACAGGCTAAAGAATTATTGGCTAGTTGGTCAAGATCATATCTAGCAGCTGCATTAGCAGTTTATATGGCAGGTGGCACATTCAAGCAAATGGCAATGGGTGGCGTTGCAGCAATTGCACCAGTTGTGTTGCGTTGGATCAATCCTGATGATGCAGCATTTGGAGTTAATGCCAAGTAATGACAACAAATGAATGGGTTGCGGTGATCGGTTGCGTTATTGCGCTGCTTACTGCAATCTATTCAGTCATGAAAATGGTTACAAAATCCATTATGAGTGAGTTATTGCCCAACTCTGGAAAATCAATGAGGGATGAAATTAGGCAATTGAGCGCACGCGTTGATTCTATTTTTGAGATTCTTAGCCGTAAATAGGCTCATTGGCGTGTTGATCATTGCCAGGTGTCAGCGCAGGGTGTCATAATCTGATCAGATTCATCCGCCTGGATGAACGAGATCGGGAGCAGATATATGAATACAATAAATGCCATTATAGGCATTTTAGGCATAGCCAGTGGGGTGTGCATAGGCTATAAATTAGGTTATCGCAATGGCGATCACATGGGCTCACGCAGAGGTTTTGCGCGTGGCATCCAAGTATCAAGGCAGATCGTAAGTGAGGTCAGTCGTGGCTCTTGAAAATTATGAAACAGTAGCCGAGCGCATTGAGAAATTTTGGATGAAATATCCAAGTGGGCGAATTGATCAGAAAATCATTTATCAGGATGGCACACGCTATATTGTGCAAACTGATCTATACCGAGATTCAACTGATCTGCTCCCCTACTCAACTGATTTTGCTGAGGAAATACGCACCAGCAATAACCGATTCCCATTAGAAAATGCAGCTACAAGTTCCCTGGGTCGCAGTTTGCACACTGGCGCAATATCTAAATTTAGTGAAGGCATACCGCGTGAATCTAAAGACCGAATGGATCGGGTCAATTTAAGCATTGTGCCTGATCCTGAATTTGCATCCGTTGGTGCATCAATGGATGTGATGGTTAAAGAGATTTATGAGGGTGTTACACACTCTGAAAAACCACAATGCTCACATGGCTACATGCTTGAAAAAGCAGGCGTGGGCAAGACTGGCAAACCCTACGCAGGTTATGTGTGCGGATCAAAAACCAATCAATGCAAGCCGATTTGGAATTGATCATGGGTGGAATCTCATTCACACGCAATGGCGTTACTGGACACATTACCAATGAAGGCGAATTGCTAAATGATCGCCAGGCTCAGATTTGTGATTCATGCTTTGAGCCATTCAATCGCATAGACATGATCAAGATCGTAGATCGCATGTTTCATGTTTGTCGCATCTGCTACCTGAAACACATAACTAGATGATCCAGGTAAAACTGACCCAGGCTGAGGAGATGATCGCAGCCAGGGTTGGTTTAGCACGCGCGGAAAATGCCAAGTTAGGCAACTACACCCACCGATTCCCTAGCATCTCACCGACTAACTACTTTGATGAAATGGCGTTGCATGTTAATGCCACAGGGGCTGAAATAGCCGTTGCCAGGGCTTTAGGGCTATCTAATTTCATGCCGACCATCAATTCATTCAAACATGAGGCTGACATTGGCACTGGCATTGAAGTCAAATGGACTAAATGGCTTGATGGTCATTTAATCGTGGCTAATCATGATCGTGAGGCTGATATTGCAATTCTATGTGTTGGCACTGCACCTGATTATAGGATCATTGGTTACATCCCAGTTATAGCAGCTAAAAAACCCAGGTTCAAACATTCTAAATCTGAATCATGGTGGGTTAGTCAAATAAACCTTAGACCAGTTGAAACATTATCGAGGAGCGTTTATGCCACTGCATCCATTTAACTGCAGAGTGTGCAAAATCAAAACTCAAGGGTTAGAGCGAATAGTTGGCGACACACTTCCACCTGGGCTAAAGGTGCTGGAATGCACTGGGTGTGGCAACCTGGGTGTTGAATTTGTAGGCGATCATGAAAATTCTTAATCTCTACGCTGGCATTGGTGGCAATCGTAAATTATGGGGTGATGAGCATCAAATCACCGCAATTGAAATTGAGCCTAAAATCGCAGCCATTTATTCAGATTTCTATCCTAATGACCAGGTAATTATTGGTGATGCTCATGATTATTTAGAGGATCATTTCATGGATTACGATTTCATTTGGTCATCTCCGCCATGCCAATCACATTCCAGTATGCGACAAAACTTACGGGTGCGATTTGCTGGATCAAAGCCCATTTATGCTGATATGAAGTTGTATCAAGAGATTCTGTTTCTCATGCATAACTTCAAAGGCAAATGGGTGGTGGAGAATGTAATCCCTTATTACACACCCTTAATTAAGCCCACATCTAAGCTGCAACGCCACCTGTTTTGGGCTAACTATCAAATCGGTGACAAGGCATTTGTGAAAGAAATTCTGCGTGATAGCCAAATCCCCCAACTTTCAGCATTACATGGGGTGAACCTGGATGCTTATCAATTGTCTAACAAACGCCAGGTTTTGCGCAATGCCATCTTGCCTGAATTGGGGTTGCATGTATTTCGACACGCTACCGAGGAGTTGTTGCTATGGACTTGACACATGCACTACGCTCACCCAAGCCGCTGGGAGATGCAGCGCGAACGATCTCCCTGCGAGGCTCACTATCGGGCGTGCTATGTATTCTGCTATTGCAGATCACCTTTAGCGAAAAAACTTATTCAATTTCACCTATTGATCACTTCAAACTCTATGCGCATTCATTAGTAATAGATGCTAAAGAATATAGATGTTTGGAATTGCTTTGGAATAAAGAAAGCAACTGGAATTACAAAGCCAAGAATAAACGATCAAGTGCAGCTGGTATTCCACAACTACTTAATCTAAAGACAACAGATCCTTATGAGCAAATAAATCTAGGCTATAAATACATTCAAGCGCGTTATACAACGCCATGTAATGCCTGGGCTTATTGGAAAATAAAGGGTCATTACTGATGTCTAAAGCATGGAGTAATGGATCAACTAGAGGATGGCGTGAGATACGCAAGCGCATAATCCAACGAGATCAGGTGTGTCAATTGTGTGGGCTTGATGAAGGACAAATGCACATTGATCATATAATTCCTAAATCTAAAGGTGGTAGCGACATGGATTCTAATTTGAGGTTATTGTGTCGTAATTGCAATTTGAGAAGGGGTGCGCGTTTTTTTGATAGCGATTCAACAC